AAGGCCCCCGGACCCTCCCCCCCCGGTCCGGGGGCCGCGTTATGTCGTCCCCGCCGTTCCTCCCGCCGCGCGGCGCTGTAGCGGGAGCTGACGGGGCAGACCGACCGGCCGCGTGTGATCAGATACGGCGCGACCGCGACGGCTTAGAGACGATCTCAGCGCGTCCGGCCAGGTCAGGTAGGCTCGGAACACGCGAACGCCCGCCCCCGAGTTCGGCGGGGGCGGGCGTTCACATGCGCGGCTAGCGGCTCGGCGGCGGCTGCGGCGGGCGAGCCGTGCTCGTGACGCATGTCGGATCGCCGCAGTCGCGGATCTTGGTCGGATTCCGGTCAGTTGAGAACTCGCACACTTGATCACCTCCATTTCGGTTCCGAGTGGAGCTTCCCCGGCCCGGCGCGCGCTCACGATGGCGGCGGCGGGCGCTTTCTGCCGAGATACGCGGCGAAGCACAGCCCGAGGAACACCCCGAGCGCGGCGAAGCCGAGCACGAGCAGCACGCCGCTCATGGTTGCCTCCGATCTTGGGCGCGGAACGTCCGGGCGCGCATCATCCGACGCCGCGCCTCGCCGACCGTCTGCGGCTCGCGCACGTCCTCGGACGGTATGCAGGTCCGCGCGCCGCACGTGTCGCAGTATCCGGCCGCGACCTTGCCCAGCTCGGTAATCGTCGTGCCGCACAGCGGGCACGTCGTCGACGGCGTTAAGGGGGAATCCGGGTTCGCCGTCGCTGGCCTGGCGTCGTGTTCTGACATCACATCTGCCTCGCTATCCGGTCGATCGTGTCGCCGATCTGCACGCGCAGCCGCTCGACGCGAGCACGCGCCGCCGTCGCCGCGTCGGCATGAAAGAACCCCGGTATGGTCAGAGCCCGGCCGAGGACGCCGTTAATCAGCTTCCAGTCGGCCACGCTCGGGAACCACGCCGCGCGGGTGACCGGCTCGGCCCTGAACGCGTCGACCGTCTCGCCGCCGAGCCGGCATTGGTACCCGGCCTTGAGATAGCCGATCGCGGCGACGATCGCGTCGACCGGATCGGTGTAAGCGAGCCGCTCGATTCGATCGGCCTTCCAGATCATGAGCCGGTACTCGTCGCGTTCGGCCGCGCGCGCGGCACCTTGCGCGGTCTGCCAGGCGTTCCCCGTCGCCCTCATGTCTCGCCGCCGTCGTCGTCGGCGCGACTCTCGGCCGCGAGCAGCGCGAACACCGCGCCCCACCCGGCTGACCACCGTTGCCAGATCTCGCGCTCGCGCTCGCGCTCGCGTGGACTGCCGCCGTCCGGCCATAGGTCGTCAGACATCATGCCGCGCCCTCCGTCCGCAGCGGCGTCACACCGGCTCGCCGCGACAGCCGACCGGCGAGCGCCGCGTCGCGCTCGTCCTCGGGATGCTGGTACCGCATCGCCATGAGCGGCGTCGAGTGACCGAGCCGCCGCATTAGCTCGCGTGTCGTCGCGCCCTCCTGAGCTAGCCACGTCGCGCCGGTATGCCGCAGATCGTGAAAATGCGCGTCCGGCAGCCCGGCCGCCGTCCGCGCCCGGCTCCAGTCGCGATGCAGCTTGGAGTTTACGAGCTGCGAGCCGTCGCGGGTCGTGAACAACAGCCCGTTACGGCCCGGCCGCGCGTGCTGCGCGACGTGCGCGGCCAGATCGCCGACCAGGTGCGGCGGCAAGAACACGAGCCGCTTGCCCGCCTCAGACTTCGGCGGCCCGACTGTAATCTCGCCGTCGACGTACGACATTGCGCGCCGGACGCGGATGGTGCCGCGATCGAGGTCTACGTCGTGCCGCCGCAGCTCGGCGATCTCGCCGAACCGCAACTGGCAGTACACCGCGAGCAGCACCGTCAGCCGCCACTCTGGCCGCATCGCCGCCGCCGCCGTGTCGACCTGCTCGGCCGTCGCGACCGTCACGTGATGCGCGCGGCGCGGCTCGGCGCTGCCGCGCTTGATCTGGCACGGGCTCGACGCGATCACCTCCTCGGCGACCGCCGCGTGCATGATCGCCATGAGCACGCGGTACGCCTTGGCGCGCGTGCTGCCGAGCTGCGAGCCGAAACTCGCATACCACTCTGCGACGGTGGCGACCCTGATCTGATCGACGCGGTGCGAGCCGAGCGCCGGGATCAGGTGGCCGCGTATCGCGCGCCGGTAGCTGGCCACGGTCGCGACCGCGAGCCCCTCGCCGGTCCGCAGCGCGAGCCAGCGCTCGGCGTACTCGCCGAACGTCGGCAGCGTCGACCGGCGCGGCGCTGCGGCGGGCTGGCCCCAGGTGCCGGTAGCGATCGCTGTCTGCTGCGCGGCGAGCCACCGATCGGCGTCGCCGCGTGTCTGGAATGTGCCGGGCGCGTTGTGCCGCGCGTCGTCCGGTCCGATGTAGCTGGCCTGATGCCGGCCGGACGGTAGCCGCCGGATCTTGCCGAAGCCCCTACGCGTGCTCATGGTTTGGTGGTCCCTTCCGATCTTTTTTTGCGTGTCCCCCGCGTGCCTTTCACAGTGTAATCTCGCGGGGGGTTGTCGTCACTAGTGACCAACGGGAACGGGGGCACGATGTGTTCCTGAGCAGCAGGAACCCCCCGCTGACCAGCGCGGACGGCGGGCAAGGCGGTGTCTTGCTCAATGACGTAACATCGCAGCTCAGACGGGGTAAGGCACGCCGCGTGCCCCCCGCATGCACCTGCACGACGCCGATGCACGTTCACCCGCACGTCAGCGGACATTTGCCCCTTGCCCGTCACGCTGTGTCGACTTAGGGTGTTATGTGACGTTCTGGCCTGGGAGCGTCGCCGATCGAGCGCGGCATAGCGCTCGCCCCCTCGCCGGAGGTCACGGTCAGATCGCCGGGCCGACCCGAGCGACGGCACCCTCGCCCGCCCCCTGCCGAGATCATGGCTAGATCTCGGGGCTCGCCGGGACCGGCCTAGCGCGCCCGCCGCGTGTGGTCCCCGTATCAGCAACCCCGAGACCGGAGACCACCCGCAGGAGGAACGTTTATGTCCGCGCGCACTGCCGCACCGGCCAACCCGCGATGGGCGTATCTGCCCGAGGCCGAGACCTATTCCGGCGTACCGCGCCGCACGCTGCGGCGCTGGATCTCCGAGGGGCGGCTGCCCGCGCAGCGTGTCGGCCCTCGCCGGATTCAGGTCGATCTCGACGACGTGGACCGGCTGCGCGCGCCGATCCCCGCCGCGCCGCCTCCCGGCGGGGCTGCCGACGAGCTGGCAGGCTGACCGATGGCCGGACCGGCGAGCGACACGACGACGACAGCACCGGCACCGGCACCAGCACCCGCAGCGGCGGGCGCTGGCATCGCGCGCCGCCGGTCCGGCCGCTACTGGTCGTACCGGATCGACGGGGCCAAGGTGCCCGGCGTCACCACGATTACCGGCTATTTCAAGTCAGGCGGGCTCGCCGACTACCCGGCCAACCAGACCGCCGAGTACGCCGTGAACAACTGGGCGACGCTCGACGGCATGCCGCCCGCCGACCGGCTCAAGGCGCTTTACGCCGCGCGGTGGGCCGAAGCGCGCGCCGCCGCCGCGACCGGCACCGAGGTACACAAGATCGCGCGGCTGCTGCACGAGGGCCAGGCCGCCGAGTATCCGCCCGAGCTGGGCGGCTACGTCGAGTCATGCGTCGCGTTTCTCGACGCGACCGACCCGAAGGTGATCGCCGCCGAGCTAGCCATCGGCAACCGCACACATCGGTACTGTGGCACGCTCGACCTGATCGCCGATCTCGGCCCGGTGCCGTGGGACGGCTCGGTCATTCCGGCGTCGCGCTGGCTGCTCGATCTCAAGACCGCCAAAAGCGGCATATTCGGCGAGACCGCATTGCAGACATGCGCGTACGCGAACGCCGAGGCATTCATCGCCGAAAACGGCGACGAGCGCCCGATGCATTGGCTCGGTATCCAGCGGTGCGGCGCTGTGCATATCCGCGCCGATGGCTGGGACCTTTACCCGCTCGACACCGGCCCGGACACGTGGACGTACTTTACGTCGCTCGCGTGGCTGTATCACGCGCAGGAGGCAAAGAAAGAATGGGTTGGCCCAGCCGCCGGGCCGTTCGCAGACCCGGCGGCGCAGTCCTCCTAAGAGAACATCGGGCGCGAGCCGGATATCCGCAGATCCGGCCCCGCGCGCGACCCCGATCACAACCGTCATTTATAGGGGCCGGAATGACCGTAACACAAGACGCCGCGCAAACCCGCGACGCCGACGCCGAGCGCGATCCGCTCGACGTGCTGACCGTCGCCGAGCTAGATCTCGTGCTCGCCAAGATCCGCGCGGGATGGCGGGCGACCGCGATCGTGCACGAGCCGCTATGCCCGCTATGGAACGAGCAGGCCGAGCTACTCGGCGAGCTGCATGCGACCTGGTGCGCCGTGTTCGACCGGGCCTACCCCGGTATCAGGGACAGGACCGATGCCGCATGAGCCCGGCCCGCAGGCCGCCGCCCGAGCCGTCCGGCGAACTGTCGCTGCGCGCGTGGGCCGCCGAGCTGGAAGCCGCCGCGCAGATCGCGCGGACGCTCGCGCCTACCGCGTTCATCCCCGAGAGCCTCAAACGGTACGTCGTCGACGACCGGGGCCGGCCGCTCGACGGCAAGGACGGCCGGGCCGCGCAGCTCGATATCGACAGCACGACGGCGACCGCCGCCGCCGCGATCCTGGCCGGCCAGGAGATCGGCCTCAAGCCCATGGCGGCGCTCCGCTCGATCGCCGTTATCAACAACACCCCGGCGTTGCACGCGATCACGCTGCGGGCGATCCTCCAGCACGCCGGACATGACATCTGGGTCGCCGAGTCGACCGCGACACGCGCCGTCGTGCGCGCCCGGCGCGGCGGCGACGGCGAGGTGCAGCAATCGACATGGACGCTCGACCGGGCAAAGCTACTCGGGTTGTATCCGGGGACCGAGCGCGGCAACTGGCGACGGCAGCCTCAGAACATGCTCGTCGCCCGCGCGACCGCCGAGGCCGCGCGGTGGGTCGGTGCCGACGCCGTGCTCGGCATTCCCTACATCGCCGAGGAGCTGATCGACGAGCTAGAGCACCCCGAGGGGCCGCTCGCGATCGAGACCGCCGCCGCTGACGGCGACGGCGACGGCCAGACCCCGGTCAGGCGGCGCGCGCAGCGCAGGCGGCCCGCCGCGCCCCCGGCGCTGCCCGCCGCGCCGCCGATGCCGCTTCCCTCGGGTGGAGCTCCCGCGGGACCCGCCGCCGACGCCGAGCCGGTTAACGAGCCCAGCATCGCCAAAGGACAGCTCGACCGGCTGCATGCCGGGCTGCGCGATATCGGCGTAGCCGACCGCGAGGGCGGGCTCGCGCTCGTGTCCGGCTGGGCTGGCCGCACGATCAGCAAGACCACGGACCTGACCGCGAGCGAGGCGCGGAACGTGCTCGACCGCCTGGAGGCGCTGCGCTCGGTCGCGCGCAAGCCCGACGAGGGGCCGCCGCCCGACGAGGGGCCGCCGCATGAGGAGCCGCCGCGTGATGACGCTGACTAACCGCGATATCGACCTGATCGCCGAGCGCGTCGACGCGTGGGCGCAGACCGGCGATCCGCTCGCGCTGCGCGTCGACGACGTGCTCGCGCTGCTCGCCGACGTGCGGCAGCTCGGCCGCCAGCACCGCCAGGCCGTCGCGCTGCTGACCCGGTGCCGCGAGCAGCTCGCCGCCGTGACCGAGCGCGAGGCCGACCTCGCCGCGCGGCTCGCCGCGCTCGGCGCTCACGACGCCGCCGAAACCGAGCAGTGGGCGCTAGATGTGACCGAGGCCGGGATCGAGCCGCCATGATCCGCCGCAGGTTCCCCGCCGCCGCCGCCGCGATCGCCGCGTGGCTGCGCGCCGAGCTGCTCGCCGTCGCCGCGATCGGGTGCATGTGCCCCCGGCCCGGCGGTCTCAGCTCGTGCCACTGCGCGGCCTGTCACCGTAACTTCACCTCGCCTACGGCGTTCGACCGGCACCAGGTGATCGGCGGCGAGGCCGTCGTCTGCTACGACCCCGCGCTGCGCGGCCTGGTGATCGTCCGGCATAGCCGCGATCTCGCGCTGTGGGGCTGGCCCGGTAAACCGGGCCGTCCCGGCTCGGTGGCTGGAATCTCAGCCCCTAACGGGGGTGCGCCGGTATGAACGGCTACCCCCGGCCGCTGATGCCCGCCAGCGCGCGCTGTACGCCAATCTCAGACACGAACGGAGATGACCCCGCATGACGACGACCGGCGCCCCCGCGATGCACGCATGCCCCGCTAGATCCTGTCCGCGCGACGTGCCTATGCACCTGCTTTTCTGCGGGCGTCACTGGCGGATGGTGCCGCCCGCGCTGCGGCGCACGGTCAACACCGCGTACGCGGGCGGCGAGGGCGTCGGCACCGGGGCGCTACTGGCCGCGCAGCGGCTCGCGATCCGCGCCGTCAATAACCAGCTCGGCGACGACGGCGAGCCGCTGTGAGCACCGCGCAGACCGCCGCCGTGTGGGCGCTGTTCGCGTTCGCGATCTTCGGCGTGCCGGGATTCTGGGTCGGCTGGTACGTCGGCCGCCGGTCGCTGCGCGCCGCGCTCGCGCGCGAGCTGCTGCCCGTCGTGCATGAGGTCCGCATCACCGTCGCCGCGCAGCCGTCGCCGCTCGCGCTCGCCGGGCGGCTGCCCGCCGACCCCGACGTGTTCGACACCGTGCCCATGCTGCTGTGGTCCGAGCACGCCGCCGCGCTCGACGCGCACGAGCGCGAGGTACGCACCATGATCGCCGAGACCGAGAGGTTCCCCGATGGAAAACGCCGCCGCTGGTGACCGCCCCGAGGGCGGCCGCGCGACCTGCTATCACGGGTTGACGCGCTGGGCCGAAGGCCGCATGATCCGCGAGGTGTTCGCGCACGACGCGACGACGGGATGGCGCGCGCCGCTCGTCCACATCGTGACCCACGCCCCGATCAGCGGCCTGTCCTGGGGCCGCGCCGGGGCCGGGGCCGCCGACCTCGCGCGCTCGCTGCTGATCGACGCGCTCGGCGGCTCGGCGCTGTGCCCGGCATGCGCCGGACAGGGCCGCGTCGTGTGGAAAGGCCCCGACGCCGACGAGGACCCCGAGCCCTACCATCCCAGGCGGCACGCCGAGACCGACCCCGGCCGGATCACCCCGTGCCTGTGCTCGGACGGGTTCCGCGCGCTGCCGTACCAAGATCTCAAGCTGTCCTGGGTGGCGTCGCTGCCGGATCACTGGAAGATCACCCGCGACGAGCTGCTGCGCTGGCTGCTCGACTGCTACCAGTTCGGCGAGGTGCCCGGCTGGCTGCTCGACGCGTGCGGGGTCGACGACGTGCCGCTGCCCGAGCCGTCATGACGCCCGAGGACACGCACCGGGTGATCGTCACCGCGCAGCGCGCGTTCCGGCTCGGCGTCGCGCTCGACACCATGCGCGCCGACCTGGCCGCGTGGGACGAGACCGGCGAGGCCGCGCCGTTCGCCCATGGCAGCGCGCTCGCCGAGTCAGCCCGCGAGATGTTCGCCGCGCTCGACGAGGGGCTGCCGGAATGAGCCAGGCCAAAGGCAAGCGCGCCGCCGCGTGGGTCGCCGCGTACCTGCGGCGCTGGTACCCGTCCGCCGAGACACCCGGCAGCAGCTCGCTACGGGGCCGCGACATCCTCGGCACGCCCGGCGTCGCGATCGAGGTCAAGACCGGCGCTGAATGGCGGCACCGCTGGGTCTCCCAGGTCGCCGGGTACGCCGGACCCGGCGAACTGCCGCTGATCATCTATCTTCCCCCTGGCTGCGGCGAGCGCGGTATCGACGACGCGCTGATGGTGCTGCCCGTGCGCGCCGGAATGCCGCTGCTCGTCGCAGCCGGATACGCCCCCGAACCCGCCCAGGAGACGTGATGTGGTTCCGCGTCGACGATTCGTTCTATGGCCACCCCAAGACGGCGGGCATGTCCAATGACAGCCTCGCCACGTGGGCGCGCGCCGGGATCTGGTCCGGCTGGCAGCTAACAGACGGGCTCGTGCCCGAGGGGCTGCTCGCCCAGTTCGCCGGGGACGCCGACGACCCCCAGGCCGTCGCCGCCGATCTGCTCGACCGGCGGCTGTGGGAGCCCGCCGCGCGCGCGTTCCAATTCCATGACTGGCTCGACTGGAATCCGAGCCGCGCGCAGGTGCTCGCCGACCGCGCGCGCGCCGCCGAGCGCCGCCGCCGCTACCTCGCGCGGCTGCGCGACCCGGACACCGGCCGCGCGGGTGGTCACGGCGTCGGTCACGGCGTCGGTCACGGCGTCGGTCACGGCGTCGGTCACGGCGTGACAAGCGACGAGATCGACCCACTACCGGCAACGCTGCCGGGGCTTGCGGGCGGTAGTGAGCCGCAGCGGTCACCTGTGGCGGATGTGGCCCCAGGTCACGGCGTCGGTCACGGCGTCGGTCACACCGGCCCGACCCGACCCGAAGGGGAGGGGAGGGTACAGGTAGATAACCAAACCTCAGACCGTAACGCGCCCGCGCGCGAGGATGACGATCTCCCGCACCGGGTCGTCGCCGTCATGCACGGGCTCGGCCACCCGGTCACCCGCGCCCAGGCCGCCGCGCTCGCCGACGCCATGCTCGACGGCAGGCACCCGCGCGACCGGGCCGCGTACGTGCTCGGCGCGATCCGCCGCGATCCGGCCGCCGCGCGGCGGCTCGTCGACGCCGTGCGCGCAGGCGGCGACCGCGCGCCCAGCTCGGCCCGCGAGATCATCGCCGCGCAGCGCGCCCGGCCGCAGCCCGGCGACCACACGTACGCCGAGGGTGCCGCCGCCGTCCGCGCCGCGCTCGCCAAGACCGCCGCCGCCGATGACTCGGCGCGGCACATCCCGACCGACGACGGCGCACCCGCGCCGGACGAATACCCGTTCTAGCCGAGAGGACCGACCCGACGATGCCCGATATCAAGACCAACGCCGTGCTACCGCACGGCGAGCAAAACGGGCTGCTCGACATCGCGCCGCAGCTCGTCGCCGAGGGGCTCGGCAAAGCGCCGCAGCGGCTACGCGCCGTGCTCGCGATCGTCGACTGCCGCCGCGTCAATACCGACTCGGACACCGGCGACGAGACCGCGACGGTACGGTTCCGCCGCGTCGAGGTGCTGCTGACCGCCGACCTGGACGCCGCCGAGAAACTCATCCGCCGCGCACTGGAGGCCCGCTCCGGGCAGACCACGCTCGACCTTGAGCTAGAGGACGAGATACGCAAGGCGTTCGATTCGATGCGCGACCCCGATAGCCCGATCGACCCCGACGACCCGCCGCCGGGCGGGAAGGAGGGCAAGAAGTGACCGCCGCCGCCGACGCCGCGCGCGACGACCCGCCCCGGCTCACCCCGCTCGACATGGCCCGCAACCTGATCGCCGCCGTCGAGCGGTACGCCCGCTTCCTTGACAGCGGCCCCGACGCCGAGCTACAGGCGTACGTGCGCGGCTACGGCGAACGGCAGGCGAACGCCGCGCAGCTCGCCGCACAGCTCGCGCTCGTCTCGATCGCCGAGGACGTGCACCGCGTCGTCGGCGTCATGCTCGACCCGCTGCCGCCGCGCATCCGCGACGACGAGCCGCCGCCGACCGGAGGACACCCGTGATCACCGAACGCGAGGGCATCGCCTACATCGCCCGGCTATACAAGATCGAGGCCGACCCCGACCACGAGCGCGCCGTCGTCTTCATGGGACCGGCTACCGCGTTCGTGGCGATCGGCGCGTGGCAGCTCGCCATGCGGCACCCCGATTTCTCCGACGATCACCGGGCGCTCATCGGCGGGCTAGTCGATCAATTGCGCCCGCTGTTCACCGGGACGCCCGGCGAGATCCTGCTCGGTCTCGGCGACTGCCCCGAGGCCGACGTGCCGAACGACTGCCGATGGCCCGCCGGGCCGCACTCGCCGCGATGCCGGCCCGGCGGTCACCTCGGTTTCGGCGGCACCTCATGAGCGGCGGCGGCGGCTACGACCCCGGCAAATTCGTGCTCGTGCAATCCCGCGCGGCGTGGGCGCGGCAAGTCGCCGACGCGCTCGACGAGATCACCGCAGCGAACGGGGGCACCGAGCCCGCGACGCTGCGGCAGTGTTACGACGTGGCCCCCCGCGCGTTCGGCCAGATGATCGAGGCGCTCGTCGCGCTCGGCGCTCAGGTCGACGCCGAGCTGACCCAGCTTGCCGGGCTCCGCGACATCGGCGAGGTGATCTGATGCCCGCCGCCGCCGAGCTGCCGCCGCCGGATTACGACGAGGCCCTCGCGACCGGCGGCGTGCTGTGTCACTTCGTCGCGTCGTACCCGGCGCTTACCGAGACGTTCCGCGCGTGGGTCGAACACCATCCCGGCGACCTGACTAACGAGCAGGTCGTCGCCTACCTCAGCGCCGTGCATGATCTGCTCGTGCCCGACTGCGACGTGCCCGCCGCCGACGACCTGCGGCCAGACCGGCGCACGCTGCGAGCCGTCGCGCCCCGAGGGGAGCACTGATGCCCAAGCCGCCGCCGCCCAGGCCGACGCCGACCGGCGTCGCCGACGATCCCCGGCTCGCGCCCGCCGTCGAGCTGCTCGGCCGCACCGGGGCCGCACAGTTCGCGATCCGCTACTGCGACGAGGACCGCCCAATCGTCTGGATCGCGACCGCGCTATGGGGCCGCCACTGGGAGACCGCCGCCGCGATGACCCCGCTTGAGGCCGTGTTCCGGCTATGCGATCAGGTGCTCGACGGCGGGCAGTGCACGCACTGCAAGCGGCCCACCGGATTCACGCCCGATCTCGACCCGATGCCGCTCGACCGGCTCGTGTGCTGGTATCAGTGGGACCCCGAGCTGGTCACGTTCCGGCGCGGCTGCGCATGAATGATTATCCACAGGCTGTGGAATGCCGCCGGAAAACGCCGCCGAATAGCCCGGCTCCCGCGGGGCCTGCTTTCACGGTCCGCTCACGCAAAATCGGGCCTGACGTACTGACCGCCCCGCGACTGATCAACTAGCATGATGAAACGGTTTGACTCAGTAACCCACCGTGAAAGGGACCACAAGCACAATGGCACAACACACACAGGTGCTACTCGTCGACGATATCGACGGCTCACCAGCTCAGGGAACGGTCGACTTCGGGCTCGACGGCCAGGGCTACGCCATGGAACTATCCGCCGAGAATGACAAGCGGCTACGGGCCGTCCTCGGCCCGTACATCGAGCATGGCCGCCGGATTCCGGCCACCCGGCCGCGCCGCCAAACCTGGCGGGCCGCAGTCAGCGGCGACACCCGCAACGCCCAGATACGCGAGTGGGCCAAGACCCAGCCCGACCTCGGTCCGGTCAATGACCGGGGCCGGGTCTCAAAGAAGATCATCGCCGCATACGACCGCGCGCACGGATCATGAAGCGCGGGCCGGTCGCGCTCGTCCTGGCACCGGGCGCCCCGCCGATGCTGGCCCGGCTCGATCTCGACGCGCGGGCCGCGAGCACCGAACTGCACCAGATCATCGGCGGCGACCTCGAAACGATCGGCGGCGGCGACTGGTGCGCGTATCTCGACGAGGAAGGGCGGCGGCACCAGCGGCCAGACAACGCCGTCGCCGACACGCTCGCGCGCGCGCTCGGCTGGCAGCCCGCCTACCCGGAAGATCACCTATGCGGCGTCGTCGTGTTCCTCGGCCGCGCCCGCGACCGCGAGACCGACGTGCCCGAACGGCTGCTGCGATGCTTCGGGATGGACGCCGACGACGCCGACGCCGTGCCGCAGGAAAAGGCGCGGCTGCGGCTGCGGGTCTACGTCGACGGCGACATAGCCGACGAGACGTGGCTGCCCGACCCGCACAACCCGGACGGCGGTAAGAAAGTCGGCGACCGGCACAAGGCCATCACCGACGCCGCCGAGCGCGACGGCAAACTCTGGCTGATCGAGTTCTACGACCCCGACGAGCCAGACGAGACCGCCGCCTACCGGCGCATGGGCACCGACACGCGCATGATGACAATGCCGGTCATCGTGAGCGGCTCGCCGCTGACGGCGCAGGTCGTGATCGGCGGCGGGCCGCCGCCGCACACCGCGAACTGAAACGCCCGGCCCGGACGCCTCACCACGTCCGGGCCGGGCTCGGCTCGCCTTCAGACCCAACACCCGAGATCGTACAGGCAAGGACCCACATTCCGATGCATCCTCATCTGACCGCAGCACCCGAACCCGAGATCGCCGCACCGTCGACGCCGCCCAAGCGCCGGGGCAAGATCACCGGGTTCTGTGATCGCGGTGAGTGCGGCACATGCCAGCGCCGCCGCATCCCCGGCTGCGAGCACGCATGCCACGCACAGGCCGCCGAGCCGACCGAGCCGACCGAGCCGGACGAGCCCGCCGCCTAACAGACCGGGCGCGTCCGTACACCGGCCAGTTGCGGGCGCGCCCACGATCGCGCGCGTGCCCGCTGGCCGTCAGGGCGGCGGCCCGGCGCTCCCCCGCAGTAGCCGCGCCGCTAGGGGAACCCGGCGGGCACGCGCGCCGCAACGGACCGAGACCGCCGCTAGAGCACCACGACCGGACGCGTCCGGTAACGCCGTGGGAGGCGGTCTCGGTCTGGACCCGGACGGCCCCGGCGAGGCAGACTAAGGCCGTGGCAACACGAGCCGAGCTGTCCCGCCGGGGCCGCGCCATGTACGGGCTCCCCGTCACGCCGACATGGCGCACCGCGAACTACGCGCACCCGCGCGGCGTCGGTGCCGACCGGGGCGTGCGGCCCAGCTACCCGATCGACCCCCGCCATGTCCGCGCCGCGCTGTCACGCTCGGCGCAACGCAACACCGCGAGCAGTCCGGCCGCGATCCGGTCGGCGCTGCGCAGACGGTACGGCTCGGTCGACGCCGCGCTCGCCGCCGCACGCCGAGCGCAGCCGAGCCGCTCGACCGCGAGCCGCTCGACCACGCGCCGCTCGACCACGCGCCGCTCGACCGCCAGGAGCCGACGATGACCGCCCGCCGTCCGATCCCCGTCGTCGTCCCCGTCATCGTGCCGCAGGCCGCAGGCCGCTCGCGCATGCAAGCGCGGCACCTCACGAGCGGGCAGTTCGCCGCGCCGCCGCCGCCCGTCGCGCGCACCCGCCGAGCGCGCGGCGGCACGGTCACGATCGCCGCCGCCGCACGGCTGCGGCGTCCGACCGGCTGAGGTCATGCCGCGCCGCGCGCCGACCCCGTGCGGAAACACCGGCTGCCCGAACGTCCGGCCCTGCGCGATTCACCCGGCGTCATGGTCCGAAGGACAGCACGGCCGGACCATGCCGCCCGGCTGGTCGGCAACCGTCGCGCGCATCATGCGGCGCGACGCGCACCGCTGCCGCTGGTGCGGCGCACCCGCGACCGAGGTGCATCACCTCGTGCCCGGTGCCGAGGTCGACGAGCTGCTCGTCGCGCTGTGCTCGGACTGCCACGCACCCGAGACACAACGCCAGGCCGCAGCCGGACGGAACGCGAGCGCGCCGAGCAGCGCGGCCCCCACATACGACGCGCTGCTCGGCGCACAGCGGAACGCTACGAGGCCCGAGCCGTCACGCGCAGACGATCAGCCGAGCGCGCCGCGCTCGGCCGCAGCGCCGAGCACAGCTCGACGCCCGAAGGACTGTTCGGGTGCCGCGGGCACCCGGACCGCGAGCGGGCGACCCGAACACGCCTTCGGGTTGAAACCCGAAGGACTGTTCGGGTGGGGTGGGGAGCCCCTCCCCCGCTTCGCGGGGGAGACGAGCGGTGCCCGTAGCCGCGCGCCAGCGCGCGGGTTTCGCCCTTTTCGGAGCCGGGCGAGCCCGGCTCTGATCAGGGGCGATGCCCCCGGCGGGGCGCGAGCGCCCGGCCGGGGCTGCTCGGCCGTCCTGCCCGGCCCGAACGAGCGTTCGGGCTGGCCGCTCGCGCCCCGTTCGGGGCTATGTTCGGGCGCTCGCGACGCGATCGGCCCGAACAGTCCTTCGGGCGGCTGGCCGTGACCGCCGGTCCGCCGCAGCGCACGCCGTCGCTGGACCTGACCGCAGCGCTGACCGCCGCCGCCGCCCGGATGGGTGAGATCATGACCGCGCACCTGTCCGAGGTCGGCGCGGCGCTGGCACGGGCCGCCGGACTGGTCGGCGACGGCGCGCGCGGCGTGCGCGCCGAGCGCGGCGACCCGACCGGCGACGGGCCGATAGGCGAGCCGCCGCCGTGACCGCCGCCGAGCCGGACGCCGCGCCGCTGGTCGTGCTGCCGCACCGTTACGAGCTGGTGCGCGTCGCCGACGTGCACCCGCATCCGCGCAACCCGAACCGTGGGGACGTCGACGGCATCGGCGAATCGGTCGACGCGCTCGGTTTCTACGGCGCGCTGATCGTGAACGGCCCGACCGGCGACATACTCGCCGGATCGCACCGCTGGGTCGTCGCCCGCGAGCGCGGCGGCGGCGACGCCGAGCTGCCCGCGCTGGTGTACGAGGTCGACGAGGACACCGCCGAGCGGATCATGCTCGGCGACAACGAGTGGGCGCGGCGGGCGCGGTGGGACATGGCGGCGCTCGTCGACGTGCTGCGCGACCGGGCGGCGACGCCGGCCCAGCTCACCGCGACGGGGTTTACCCAGGCGCGTTTCGCCGAGCTGGTCGCGACGATGACGCCCGCGCCGCCGGACGCGTTCCGCACCTACGACGAGGATCTGCCGACCGAGCACCGCTGTCCCTCGTGCGGCTACGAATGGTCAGGCAAGGCCGCGCCGTGACCGGCCGCCCGCCGTACGCGCCGCCGACTATGGCCGAGGTCCGCGCGACCGAGCCGAACGGCTGGTCGGTCGGCTCGGCGTTCGCCGGGTGCGGCGGCTCGTCGACCGGCTACCGGCTCGCCGGGTTCCGCGTCGCGTGGGCGTGCGAGTTCGTGCCCGCCGCCGCCGAGACGTACCAGGCGAACGCCGACCCGGCGACCGTGCTGCACACCGGGGATATCCGCGAGCTGGCCGTCGACGAGCTGGCCGAGGTCGACGTGCTCGACGGCTCGCCGCCGTGCTCGGCGTTCAGCTCCCAGGGCAAGCTGTCGGCGGGCTGGGGCCAGGAGGTTCCCTACTCGGGCACGACCCAGCGCACCGACGATCTGTTCGACGAGTACGCGCGGCTCGTCGAGGGGCTGCGGCCCAAGGTGTTCGTTGCTGAGAACGTGTACGGGCTCGTGCGCGGCGTCTCCAAGGGCACGTTTAAGCGGATCTTGCGGCGGCTGCGATCGGCCGGGTACATCGTCGAGGCGCGGCTGCTCGACGCGTCGTGGCTCGACGCGCCCCAGGAGCGCCGCCGGATCATCTTTATCGGCGTGCGCGACGACCTGGACCTCGCGCCCGCGTTCCCCGACCCGCTGCCGTACCGGCGCACGATCGGCGACGCGCTCGGCCCCGGTTACGGCGGGCTGCTCTGGCGCTGGGGAATCGCGGACCCGACCCGGCCGTGCCCGACGATACAGACGTGGTACGGGTCTCATTCTGAGCTGGCCGTGCTCGCGCCGTCCGGCACCGACACCGACCCCGAGACCGGCCGCGATCTGCACCGGGCCGGGCTGGTCGTCGGCCCGGCGTTCCGCGCGGCGCGCGCTCGGGGCGCGCTCGACGTGCCCGACGCGTACCGGCTCGATCTGCGGCGCGCGACGCTCGGCGAGCTGCGCGCGCTGGCCGGGTTCCCGCCTGACTTCATCCTGACCGGCAGTTACGATCAGCGATGGGAGCGCATCGGCCGCGCCGTGCCGCCCGTGATGATGGCCCGGATAGCCGCGACGGTACGCGACCGGATACTGAGCACCATGGCAGTACAGGAGGTGTGAGCGAATGGTCACGTTTGCGGTTACGGCGGTCAGCGATCCGCAGGACCGGCGGGTGGTCAACTTCACCACGGGCCGGTCCGATGCGCTCGCGTGGGACTTTGACGCCGACAGGAGCGGCGGCGGGGTCATGCTGCGCGGCTCGTCGGCGGCGCACCGATACGAGGGCGACGGGACGTTCACGGTCCGGGCGCTGGCATCGAACGGCGACAGCGGCACCGTCCGCGTCACGATCGGACCCCGGCAGGTCGACCGGATCGCCCCGGCTGGGGGTCCGGTCGCGGGCGGCACGGTAGTCCAGATCTACGGCGTCGGGCTGGCAGGCTCGACGGGCGTGCTGTTCGGCACCGCGCAGGGCACGGCGTTCACGGCGAATAACGATTCGCTGCTGACCGTGACATCACCGTCGCGCCCGGCGGGGGTCGTCGACGTGATCGTTCAGCACCCGGCGGGCAACGTGGTCAAGGGTGCCGCGTTCACCTACACGTGATCATGACGACGAGCGAGCCGCGACCGTTCGACGCGCCCGAGCGCGACGACGACGCCGCCGAGCAGCGGCACGATCTGACCGCCGCGCGCCGGTACGCGCTCGCGCGCGCGATCCGGCTGGCCGGGCCGCCGTGAGCGCCGCCGACGTGGCCGAGGGATTCGGCCCCGGCGCGTGGCAGTTCACGCCCGAGGTCGCCGACGTGTTCGGCGAGCACGTGCGCGCGTCGGTGCCGATGTACGACACCATGCAGGCCCTCGTTGCCGAGGCCGCCGACTGGCTCGTGCCCGCCGGGGGCCGCGTCGCCGACCTCGGCGCGGCTACCGGCGTCACGTGCTGCGCGATCGCCGCGCGGCATCCCGAGCGCGAGATCTGCTTTGACCTGTACGACGAGTCAGAGGCGATGCTCAAGCACGCGGCGACCAACATGCGGGCGTTGCCCGATCTGGCCGGCCACCGTTGCATCACGCATGCCGTACGCGTCGAGAAAGGCCCCTACCAGCACAACCCGGCCGACTTGACGCTCGCGTTGTTCGTGCTGCAATTCCTGCCCGCCGCCGAGCAGCGGATCGCCGCGCTGCGGCTGGCCCGGCAGCACGCGGCGGCGGGCGGGGCGCTGATCGTCGCTGAGAAGATCCGGCCGCGCGATCCGCGCTGGGCCGAGATCGCCGCCGACTGCTCGCACGACTGGAAAGCCGAGCACGGCGTATCCGATGCCGCGATCCGCGCCAAGGCGCGCGCGCTGCGCGGCGTGCTCGTGCCGTCGACCGGCGACCAGCTCGCCGCGATCATCCGCGCCGCCGGGTGGAGCTCCCCCGAGGTTCTGTTCCGCTGGCATCAGTGGGCGCTCGTCGGCGCGTTCGCTGCGAGGGGCTGACGTGGGCCGCCGGGGGCCAGCGCCGACCCCGACCGCGCTGCGGGTGCTGAAGGGTGACAAGCCGTACCGGATCAACACCGCCGAGCCCCGGCCGCGCGACGAGCCGCCCGGCAAGCCGTCCTGGTTGTCGCCGAAGGCCGCCGCCGAGTGGGATCGGGTGGCGCCCGATCTGGCCGTGATGGGCACGGCTAAAGCCGTCGACGCGATGGGCCTGGCCGCGTACTGCGAGGCCGTCGCGCTCATGGTGACGCTGGCCGAGGTCGTCGCCCAGTCGGGGCCGCTGCTCGTCGGCCGTGACGGGCTCGCGCACAAGAACCCGGCCGTCGCGCAGCTACGCGACGCTAGTGCTGCCGTCCGCATGTGGGCGCGCGAGTTCGGGTTCACCCCGGCCGCGCGGCAGCCTCTCAAGGTCGAGGTCGGGCATCACGGGCTGCGCGCCGAGCGGCTGCTGACGAGCTAAGGGGACCGGACGCGAGCGCACCGTTCAGCGCAACCCGACCGCAGCCGGACGCGGGTGATCGTTTCCGGCCCCCGTAGGCGGACCGGCCCCCCGCAGGCTCGACGGGAAGGGACCACCAACCCGCGACGAGCAGGGGAGACCGGCCGCGCATGAAAAGCGTACAGGACACAGCCCGTAACCGGGAATGACCGGCCCGTGACCGCCCGTTATGCTTAGTGTTCGGCTCGACAGGCGAGCCGGACACACCGGAAGGGACCACCTGAGATGACCGCACGCAAGACCGCCGCCGCCGCGCAGCTCGCCGCCGACGCCGCTAACGACGGCGCGACCGTCGCCGCCGAGCCGCAGCACGACGCCGAGACCGCCGCCGACTTGACCGCGCGTACCGGCCTTGTGCCGCTCGCCGAGCTGACCGGCGAGGCGCTGATCGACGCCGCCGCCGGTATCGACCCCGAGCAGCTCGACGCCGAGCCGACCGGCGAGACCGACGAGCAGCGCGACGAGCGGCACGCCGCTAAGGCCGTCCGCGACGCCGACGACGCCGCCCAGCGCGCCGACGAGACCAAGACGACCGAGACCGCGCGCCGCCGCCGCGATCGCCGCGCGCCGCGCGGTACCGCAGCACGCCGCGCGCAAGACGAGATCGCCGCCGAGCCCGCTAACGCGCTCGACGCGATCGGCGACGGCCCCGGAAACAAGCGCGACCGCGAGCGGTTCGCCGCGCTCGCCGACGACGACGCGCGCGTGGCGATCCGCGTGCGCGCCGCCGCGCTGTACGACGGTAGCCGTACCGTCGCGCGCTGCTGGAAAGACGCGCTCGACGAGCAGCACGCGATCGCCGACGCCGAGCGCGCCGACGCCGCCAAGACCGGCGAGCCGACCGCCGTCGCCGTGACCGTGTTCGTTGGCGCTGACGGCAATTTCAAGATCCACAAGCCGGGCTGCCGTGACATCGCGAAGGCGCTGGCCGACCCGCACGTCGACGCCGATTCGGCGCACGACACCGCGTACGTCTCCGTCGAGCAGGCCGTTCGCGACCTGTGGTCTGACCAGATCGGCGACAACTGGGACTACGCCCAGGGCGAGCCGTCGCTCGAATATCTCGCCGACCACTCGTTCGTCGGAACGGTCGACGTGCTGCCGTGCATCGCGCGCAAGCTGACCGCGCTGCCGCAGATCGGCGACGCCGAGCCGACGCCGCGCCGGACGCGCGCGCCGCGCGCGCCGAAGGCCGAGCCGAAGTTCCGCGCCGACCTCGGCACGCTCGACTCGATCGCCGGTTACGTCGTCGTCAAGTCGACGCCGGGTTTCGACCAGCTCAAGCGGTCCGACCTCGGCGGCGACCCGTCGCGTAACGTGCTCGGCGACGCCGCGCCGGACGCGCCCGCCGCCGACCGGCCCGAGTGGCTGACCCGGTGCAACGTGCACGGCAAGACGACGACCGCGCCGGACCGCAAGGCCGGCCGTGCGCTCGGCGCGATCGGCGCGCGCGCTGGCTGGTGCTCTGGCTGCAAGCGCGCCGCCAAGAGCGACGCGACCGAGCCGACTGCGACCGAGCCGACTGCGACCGAGCCGACTGCGACCGAGCCGACTGCGACCGAGCCGACCGGCGACGCCGCCGCCGAATGACCGGCCGACAGCCGCCGCACGCGATCCATGCGTGCGGCGGCTGCGGCGTCTGTACGATCTGAACCCTTGGAAGGGACCACCAAATGACTGATATTCACGGCTCGCCGAACGACACGCCGGGCGACGACGACGTTAAGCACATGACAGAGGCGCTACGGCTGTACGCCACATACGACGACGCCGCGCTCGCGTCGGCGCTGCGGCAGTACGCGATCGCGCCCGAGGTCTTGCGATGGACCGAGCGCGCCGCGCTGCTCGCCGCCGTCGCCGACCGGCTCGACCCGCACGAGGGGGCGAGCGCGACGTGATGCCGGAATACGACGACAGCCTGCCGCTCGTGTGCGCGCTCACGCCGTCGCGCGAGTGGGTGCACTCGATCCCCCTCGGCGAGCTAGCCGAGCACGCCGCCGCGCTCGGAACGACGCTGATCATGGTGGCCTGCGCCGAGCACGACGCCGAGCCGCCGCCGGGCGAGGTGAGCACGCCATGAGCGGACGGTACGGCCCGACCCGCCGACAGCTCGCGTTGCTCGCCATGGTCCGCCAGACCGGATCACGCGAGTTCGACAGCCGCGTGTCGCAGTCGATCGAACGGCTAGAGGATCTCGGTCTCGTCGACGTGATCTGGGGCGTGCGGATCGCGGTCACGGCTCGCCCGGCGGCGACCGCCGGACGGTGCGTGATCGACGGAACCAAGATCGACCCGGAGGCCGGGCTAGCCTGCGCCCGCGATCACCAGGCCGCCGACCGCCGCCGATGGCTCGTCGAGAAAAACCGGCCGTACTGGGAGCCGCCGCCGTCCGAGCCGCCGCCGCCGCTGCCGGACATGATGCCGTGACGCGATTAAGCGCACGCTTAACCGAGCCCCCGCCAGACCGGCGGGGGCTCGTCGCGTTGTACGCGACGCTGCGGCACCGGCCGCCGCCGCCGTGCGCTCACACCGGCCGCGCCGCGCTGCCCCGTCAGTCCCCCGTACAGCGCCGCGCAGCCGTCAATCTGTGTCAACCGATGTCTACCGATGACGCGCGCCGCCGAGCGCCGCCGAAGTTTGCCCAGGTCAGACCCCCGGACCGGGCATAAAACCTGGGCACGAACCCGCTGCACTTAGTGCAGGGCACGCAACACCGCGAGCCCCGCCGGAAGGGACCACCGAAGTGAGCAAGTTTTCCGAGAGCCTGACCAGGGCGACCGACGCCGCGCGCGTGACCGCGATCCGCGAGCATGAGGCGGGCCGGATCAACCGGCAGTTCGCCCCGATCAAGGCCAAGGCTGCCGCTAACGCCGCCGCGCTGCTGGCCCCCGGCCGGGGTTGGATGGCGATTGCATGACCGGCACCGCGACCGAGTACGAGCGCGACGCGCACGCTTACCGGCTGGAGGCCAAGCGCGAATACCGCCGCGCCCGCCGCGACGCCAATACTGCCGCCAGCTACTACGCGCAAGCGCGCGGCGCTCGGCAGCAGGCCGCATGGTTGACCCGCCGCGCTGATCTCTGGACCGCCGACGAGTATCCGGCGCGCTGGGACGAGTACGCGCGCGAGCTGGCCCGCGTCGGCGACTCGTTTCTGCGCGCGTCGTTCCGCGAGACCGCGCGTTCGCTGCACTGCCGCACGCTGGCCGGCCAGTTTGACCGGCTCGCCGCGCGCAAGCGCGCCGAGTACGCCGAGACAGACGCGCAGATGGCCAAGGCGCGCGCTTGCAAGTGCGACTCGACCTGGTACGCCGAGTCGGAGCGCTGGGACAAGTGCCCATTCTGCGGCGAGCCGTGGTCCTGGCACCGCGACGCCGAGCCGCAGCCGTGAGCGCCGTGCGTGTCCGCGCGCGCCGCTGGGTCGCGCCGAACGGCGCGCGGCTCAGCCTCGGTCACTCGACGTACCGCAGCGGCGGCGAGCCTGACGGCTGGTACCTGACCGTGCGGCACGCCGCGAGCGGCGTCGTCACCAGCTCGACATGGCTGCGCGGTCTCGACTCGCGCGATCCGGCCGCGCGGCATGCCGCGCTCGGCGAGCTGACCGCCGCGCTTGCCGCCGTCGACGCCGTGCCGTACATCGGCCCCCCCGACCCCCAACCCGCCAACCAATCCGATCTGGAAGGGACCACCAACCCATGAGCACCAAGCCCGCTGTCACCCCCGACGCCCCGACCCGCCCGTGCGAGGCCCCGTGGGGTCCGCAGCACTACGCCGAGACGTGGCCCCGGTACGCGCCGACCGCGCCCAGCCGCGCCGCCGAGCGCAAGCGCCGGCATCCCGTCCGCAACACGTTCGCCGTCATCGGTGCCGCGCTGTTCGTGCTCGTCGTCGTCGCGATCATCTTCGGCAAGCCGCCGGTCACCGTGATCAAGGGCGGCGGCGAGGTCAGCCACAGCGCCGCCGCCGCGCAGACCGCGTAATCCGGCCGCGCACGAGCCCCCGCCAGACCGGCGGGGGCTTTCGCGTCTCTGAGATCGCCGCAGCGGCGTCGCGTACCGGCCGTGTCCGCTCACAAGCACTCATCCCCGGCACCCGCTCAGCTCCCGCTACAGCGCCGCGTGACGGGAGATCCGCGACGGCGCATTATGGGGGCCATGACCCGAACACCCGACCGGCGCAGATTCCCGCCGTGCGGCAGGGTGTTCGACGGCGAGGAATGCCGCCGCCGGGGTGAGCACCTGTGCGCCCCTCGGGCCGCGCACGCCGTCGCGTTCTTCCGCGAGCTGCTCGTGCACACCAAAGGCGACTGGGCGCGCCGTCCGTTCGTGCTCGCCGACTGGGAACGCGACGAGATCGTTGTGCCGCTGCTCGGCACCGTCGAGTGGGACCCGACCCGGCTGCGGTACGTCCGGCGGTACCGCGAGCTGTACCTCAGCACGGGCCGCAAGAACGGCAAAACCGAGATCGTCGCCGGGCTCATGCTGTACCTGCTCGTCGGCGACGACGAGGAGGGTGCCGAGCTGTACGGCCTGGCGCTCGACAAGGACCAGGCGTCGCTCGCGTTCAACGTCGCCGCGCGGATGGTCGCCCTGTCGCCCGTGCTCGCCGCGCGGCTCATGGTCGCGCGCGCCGCGCGCCGGATCGTCGACGAGCACAGCGCGTCGTTCTGGGCCGTGACCGCAGGCGACGCGATGGGCAACCTGGGGGAGAATCCGCACGCCGCCTATATCGACGAGCTGCTCGCGCAGCCGTCGCGTGAGCTGTACGACGCGCTGCGGACCGGGTTCGGCACCCGCGCGCAGCCGCTCATGATCCTCACGACGACCGCCGACAACGACCCCAGCGGGTTCGCCGCGTCCGAACGGGCGTGGTCTGAGAAGGTGCAGGCGGACCCCGAGCTAGATCACGGGCGGCTCGTCGTGTTGCATGCCGTACCGCCTGACGCCGACTGGACCGACGAGCGGAATTGGTATCTCGCGAATCCGGCGCTGGGCGATTACCTGTCGCTCGCGACGCTGCGCGGCGAGTACGCCAAGACGATCAGCAACCCCGCCGCCGAGCGGGCTTTCCGGCAGTTCCGGTGCAATCAGCAGGGCTCGCGGGCTGGCCGCGCGATCGACCTGCCGACGTGGAACGCCGCTCCCGCGGGACCCGGCGACGACGAGCTGCTCGGCCGCGAGTGTTACGCCGGGCTCGACCTCGCGAGCACAATCGACCTCGCGTCCTACGCGCTCGACTTCCCGCTCGGCGGCGGCGAGCACGCCGTGATCTGGCGGGTGTTCACGCCTGCCGAGCGGCTGCGCGAGCTGGACCGCCGGACCGGCGGCAAGGCGTCGGTGTGGGCCGCGTCCGGCGAGCTGACGCTGACCGAGGGCGACGTGATCGACTACGGCGCGATCGTCGCCGCGATGAACGCCGACCGCGAGCGGTACGACATACGCGAGGTCGCGTTCGACCGATGGGGCGCCACCCAGTTGAGCACGGACCTGCTCGACGAGGGCTGGCCGCTGATACAGATGGGCCAGGGGTTCAGCTCGATGTCCGGCCCGACGAAAGAGTTCCTGCGGCTCGTCGCCGGACGGCGGTACCGGCACCGGCATAACCCCGTCGTGCGCTGGCAGGCCGACAACCTCGTGACCCGGACCGACCCGGCCGGGAACATCAAGCCTGACAAGGAGCGCAGCGGAGACAAGATCGACAGCATCGTCGCCGCGATCATGGCGCTTGACCGGGCTATCCGGCACGCCGCCGAGCAGCAGCACGATTACGTCGCTGCCGGGTTCTGAAAGGGGCACCCGTGGCACTACCAGACATCGCCGATCTCAACCGGCTACGTGAGGCGGCCGCCGCCAAGCTGATCATCCAATCGGCCCGCTCGATCGAGTATCAGCAGTATTACGACGGCGAGTTTCCGATCGTGGCGCTGCTCGACACCGAGCAGCGCCGCGTCTTCAAGACGTTCCTTGCCGAATCGTCGTCGAACTGGTGCGAGCTGATCGTGAACGCCGTAGCCGAGCGCCTCCAGGTCGTCGGGTTCCGGTTCGACGACGAGGACGCCGCCGACGCCGTGTGGGAGATCTGGCAGGCAAACGGGCTCGACGCTGACAGTGAGCTAGCGCAGACCGACGCCCTCACGATGGGCAGCTCGTTCGTGCTCGTTCAGCCCGACGACGACAACCCGACCGGGGTGTGCATCAGCGTGGAGTCGCCGCTACAGGCGACCGTCCTTTACGAGCCCGGCAACCGCCGTAAGCGCGTCGCCGGATATAAGTGCTACGGCACCGACTATGAGTGGCTGATCACGGGTCAGTCGGTCCTCGCGCAGCAGTCCGGGGCCGCCGTCGAGATCTTGATTCTGCCCGACCAGATCGTGACATGGTGGCCGGGCTCGGACCGCGACGCGCCGCAGATCGAGCCGAACCCGCTGGGGGCCGTGGGCCTCGTCGAGCTGGTGCCGCAGCCGCGCACCCTCAAGCCGCCCCGGTCCGAGCTGGCCCCGGCTATGAGCATTCAGGACCGGATCAACACGACGATCTTTAACAGGCTCGTCGCCACGGACTACGGCGCGTTCCGCACGATCACCGCCGCCGGGGTCAAGATCGGCCGAAACATCATCCGCCAGCCGGACGGAACCGACGCCGTGCAGGTCGTCCGGCCGTTCGATATCGGGGCGAACAGATTGCTCGCGAGCGAGGACCCGGCGACGAGATTCGGCTCGATCCCCGAATCGCAGCTCACGGGTTACCTGGCCAGCGTCGAGCAGGACATGCACTCGCTCGCCGCGATCACCCAGACCCCGATGCACTACTTCCCCGGCAAGATGGTCAACCTGGCCGCCGACGCGATCCGCGCCGCCGAGGCCGGCCTCGTGTGCAAGTGCCGCCGCCGCTCGACGCACCTCGGCGAAGGCTGGGAGGAAGTCGCCCGGCTCGCACTGTCGGCGATCGGGAACCCGGCCGCGACCGACACCGCCGCCGAGGTCCGGTGGGCCGACATGGAGACCCGCTCCGAGGGGCAGCTCGTCGACGCGCTCGTGAAGATGGCTACGCTCAAGGTCCCGACCGTGGTCCTGTGGGAACGCTGGGGCGCGACGCCGCAGCAGATCGAGCAGTGGCCCGCCATGCTCGCCGCCGAGCCTGCCGCGCTGACCCCGGCCCCGCCGCCCGCGCCGGGCGGCCCGGCTCCCGCGGAACCCGCCCCCGAACCCGAGCCCGCCGACGACGGCGTGCCCGCCGACGCCTAACCCCGAGAGAGAGACATGACCACACCCCCCGCCCCGCCAGCGCCCGCCCCGCCAGCGCCGCCCGCACCAGCGCCGCCCGCACCAGCGCCCCCGGCACCAGCGCCCCCGGCACCAGCGCCGCCCGAGCCGGACACCAGCAGGCTAGAGGCCACGCTCGCCGACGAGCGGCGGCTACGCAAAGAGGCCGAGGCGGCGCTCGTCAAGCTGCAACAGCAAGGCATGACCGACGCCGAGAAGGCCATCGCCGACGCGCGCGCCGAGGGCAAAGCCGAGGCCGCCGCCGAGCACGCGCGCGAGCTGGCCGCCGCCGAGTTCCGCGCGCAGGCCGCCGGGCGGATCAAGGATCCCGACGCCGCGCTCGCCGTGCTCGCGCTGGACAAGCTGCTGAAGGACGGCAAGCCGGACAAGACCGCGATTGGCCGGCTCGTCGAGCAGCTCGCCGCCGTGCCGCCGCAGCCCGGCCACGTACCGCCGGGCGCGCGCGAGCAAGCGCCGAACGGCACCCGCGACTGGCTGCGCGAGATTCAGCGGCCCCGCCGCTGACCGCCTGGCGCTCGACACCGGCCGCCGCCCGGGCGCATACTGGCCCCGATGCCGGGCGGCGCGACGCCCCCGGCAGCCGGTAGCCGAATCCGGGCGTTTCACAAGGTGCGACGCTGAGGCCCGGCCGGACGCGCGGCGCGATGCCAGCGCCCGGCGGGTGACGCGCAAAGCGGCGTGACCAGTTCCGTCACGCTGAAAGGCGCGCGCCGCCATGGCTCCTCCGCTCGATTTCAGCGGGGTAATCCCGCCTGAGTTCTCCACCCAGATCATTGAGGAGGCCGTCCGGGCGTCGGCCGTCCTCCAGATCGCGAACCTCATGCCGATGGGCACCACGATCACCGAGCTGCCCATCCCCAAGACCCTGCCTACGGCCGGGTTCGTCACGGTCGGCGGGCGTAAGCCGTGGACCGACCTAGCGCTCCAGACCGCGAACCTGCACGCCGAGGAAGTCGCCGCGATCACCGCGATTCCCGACAGCTACCTCGAAGATGCGACGATCAACCTGTGGGCCTGGGTGCGGCCCCGCATCGCCGAAGCTATCGCGCTCGCGCTCGACGCCGCCGTGCTGTGGGGCGTCGGCGCTCCCGCGACGTATCCGGCGGGCGGGCTCAACGCCGTGGCCGCGCCGATCGCCGCCGCGACGAGCGACGCGCTAGAGACCGTCAACCAGGCGATGGAGGCCGTAGAAGGCCAGGGCCTACCCGTCACCGGGCACGCCGCCGATCTGGTCGTGCGGGGCGTGCTGCGCGGTGTCCGCGCCAATACCGGCGAGCTGCTGCTCGGCACCACCCAGGCGGGCGATTCGGTCATTCCGAGCCTGTACGGCGTGCCGATCAGCTACGCGTCGTTCACCCAGACCGGCGGCACGAACGCCGACTTTTTCACGGGCGATTTCCGTAACCTGATCATCGGCGTGCGGCAGGACATCCGTTACGCGCTGGACCCGAGCGCCGTCGTCGCCGACTCGACCGGCAAGGTGCTGATCTCGGGCTTCCAGGACAACCAGACCCCGCTCAAGGTCTGGGCGCGGTTCGGCTGCGCGATCGTCAAGCCCGTCACGACGCGCGTACCGGCCGGGGCCAACCCGTTCGCCAAGGCCGCGCTCAAGGCCAAGGTCACGCCGACCGAGGCGAGCGGACGAGAGGCCAAGTCGACCAAGTGACGACGCCGCCGCCGCCGTGGCAAGCGTGGGCACCGCCGCTCGACCCGCCCACGAGCGGCGGGCTGCCGCTCGACCAGGCGCAGGCCATCGCGGAGGCGGTATGGGACGACGACCCGCACCTGTGCGCGGCGCTGATGTGGGAAAGCTACGCCGCGATGCTGCCGCCGACGCCCGTCGTGTCGGCGGTCAGCACGGGCGCGCAGTCGGTCAGCTACAGCCCGGCCGCGCCGGTCGGCGACGCGGGGCTCGCGATCGCGCGCGCCGACTGGCACCGCTCTTTCGTCACGGGTCAGCTCGTGTCGGTGCCGCTCGTCGTCGCGCCGCCGCCGGTCCTGCCCGCCGAATGGGCCTACGGCGGGTGGTGGGGCGTCGACGTGGAGGGCGAGCCGCCCGTCGTCGCGTTCACCTGGTCGCCGCTCAGCCCCGGACCGGATACCGCCGTCACGTTCGACGGCTCGGCATCGCAGCCCGGCAGCGCGGCGGCGGCGCTCACACGGTTCGACTGGCTGTTCGACACCTACGAGCAGTTGCCCGACGCCGGGCCGGTCGCGACGTGGACCACGCCCAGCGGGCACGGCTCGTATTTCGTGCGGCTGATCGTGACCGACGACGCGCAGCAGACCGCGCAGCTAACGCAGGTGATCACGACGTGACCGTGCTGCTAGCCGCCGATGCCGTCGAGCTGTACCCGCCCGACCCGGCCGCCGACGACGCGCACGGCTGGGTCGCGCAGCCCGGCGCGGCCCCGAGCTGGTCGGGCATGGGCAGCCTCCAGCTCGGCCCCGGCACCTCGGACCCCCGCGCCGCCGACCGGGGCGGCGCGGGACCGTTCGCCCCGGCCGCCGTCGAGATCGGATCGCTGTTCCTGCCCGTCGACGCCGCGCCCGCCGAGGGCACCGTCGCCGTCGTGCGCGGCCGCCCGTTCGCGCTGGCTAACGTGCGGCTCGTCGTCGACCCGACCGGCGGCGGGATCGACTGCTACGTCGCCGCCGCGTCCGGCCTCAGCAGGTGGCCACCCGAGGGGACGACCGCCGATGGCTAGCGGCGCGACCTACCGCGTGACCAACCCCGAAGCCAAGCGGCTCGCCGTCGAGCAGGACATACGCGACGCCGCCGAGCAGCTCGCCGCCGCCGCCGAGCAGCTCACCCCGCACGACACCGGCCGCATGGCCGCGTCGTACCGCGTCGAGCCCGGCCACGAGCCCGGCACGTCGATCGTGACCAACGACGCGCCGTACGCCCGTTACGTGGAGTACGGCACCCGGTACATGCGCGCCGACGCGCCCCTCGGCCGCGCCGTCGCCGCCGCCCGTGCGAGCAGCCGATGACCAGCCCCGCGCCCGTGATCGCGCAGCCGGACATCGAGGCGCACGTCTGGGCCCAGATCGGCGGGCTCGCGGGCGTGACCTCGTTCGCGTACGCCGCCGAGCAGCTTTACCCCGGCTGGGTCTACGCGCATCACGTCCAGGTCGACGCCCGCGCCCGCCGCAAGCAGGCCGCGCGCGATCTCGCCGAGCAGGTGCGGCAGATCGTCGTCGCGCTGCCCGACGCGCCGTGGGCCGAGGGCACCGTCGCGACCGTCGACGTGACCGAGGGGCCGTTCTGGCTGCCCGACGACGACGGGCTGCCCCGCTACGTCGCGCGGTATGAGATCCGCGTGCATCCCGCCCGCTCGACGGGCGTCATTCCCCCGGCCGCAGCAGCGGCCCATCCCCCCCGCCGGAAGGCGGCATCCACCCGATAAGGAGCGCCGATCATGACGACCCCGACTCTCGACCCGACCGAAGTGCAGGTCGGCACCGCGAACGGACCCGGACTGTACCTGGCACCGGCCGGAACGCCGATGCCCGCCGACACCGTAACGCCGTGGGCCACGCCCTGGCTCATCCTGGGCTACCTCAGCGCGGACGGCCCCACGGTCGGCCAGAACACCAGCCACAACGACATCACCCCGTGGCAGAGTGTCGTCCCGCTCAGGAGCGTGATCACCGCGCGGCAGATCACCCTCAAATTCACCATGTGGCAGCTCAACGACGCCACGCTCGCGCTGTACTTCGACGCCGACGTGCCGACCCCGGCCGCCGATGGCTCGTTCGACCTGGAGGTGCGCAGCGACACCCCGCAGCACCTCTACGCCGTGGGGATCGACGCCGCCGACGCCGAACAGACGATGCGAATCGGGTTCACCCGCGCGTCGCTGACCGACGCGGGCGACATGGCGATCAAGCGCGGCGAGGCCGTGCCGCTTGAGGTCACGCTCACCGGGCTCGACGACGCGGGCATACTCGCTCACGTCATGCTCGGCCCGACCACGGCGGGCGGGCTGCTCACCGCGACGACCGAGACGACGATCAAGGCCGGGAAGTGACCGGCGGCAAGGCGAACGGGCAATGGGATCTGGAGGCCGCCGCCGCCGCCGCCGAAGCGGAGGCGGACAGCGTCCCTTTCACGTTCGCTTACAAAGGCGCGTCCTACTCGGTCCCGGCGATGAAACGGTGGCCAGCCGCCGCGCTGGCCGCGCTGCGCGAGGGTGACCTAGCGTCGGCGCTGACGATGCTGCTCGGCGCAGACGGATACGCCGGGCTCGTCGGTGCCGGGCTGACGATCGGCGAGCTTGAGGTGCTGTTCGACAAGATCGCCGCCGCGTCGGGCCTGGGCAGCCTCCCAAACTCCGGGCCGCCTGCGCGGCGCGTTTCGATCCCGACGTAGAGGCCGCCATGCTTGCGGCGTACGGGGTCGACGTGCTCGACCCGCAGGTGAGTACGCGGCGGGTTCACGTGCTGCTAGAGCGGCTCCCGCCGCAGTTCCGCGCGCCCGGTGAGCAGTGGTCGACTGAGGCCGAGCTGCTCGCCGTGCTCGTCGACCACGTGGCCCAGCTCACATGGATCACGCTCCAAGCGCACGGCGCGCGGAACGTGTCCCGGCCCCGGCCGATCGACCGGCCGCCCCGGCGTCGTCGGCAGCAGCACGCCGCCGCCCCGGCAGCGGGTCCCGCGGGACCCGAGGGCAAGGCGTCGACGTGGATCGACGCCGGGCGGATGCTCGCCGGCATGCCGGGCGTGGTGACGACCCGTGGCTAGCTACTCCTACGCCGGGCTTGAGGTCCGCGTCACCGCTGACACCAAGCCGCTCACTGCCCAGGTCGCGTCGAGCGCGACCAAGGCGGGCGAGGAAGCCTCCAAGAGCCTGAGCCAGCGCATCGGCTCGGGGCTCGCCAAGGCGGGCGGCTCGATGGGCAAGGGGCTCGCGACCGCGCTCGGCACGGCGACGCTCGCCGCTACCGCGTTCGGCGTCAAATCGCTGTATGTCGCCGCCGGGGTCGACAAGATGCGGACCGCGCTCGACGCGGTAGCCAAGGCGAACGGGCTGTCCAAGTCCGCCGTAGAGGGCACCGTCGCCGCGCTGCAAAAGCAGGGCCTGACCGTCGAGGCCGCGATCGGCGTCACGACCGATTTCGCCAAGGAACATCTCGGCCTAGCGAACGCGACCAAGCTGTCGACCGTCGCGCAGAATGCCGCCGTCGTCTCGGGCAAGTCGGTCAGCGACGTGATGGAGGGCATCACCCGCGCCGTGTCGACCGGCAACACGCGGATCTTGCGGCAGTCCGGCATCGTGATCAATTCCAAGGAGGCATTCAAGACCTACGCCGAGTCGATCGGCACGACGGCGGGCAAACTCGACGAGGCGCAGCGCTCGCAGGCGATCGTCAACGCCGTGATGGAATCCGGTCAGCACATGGCCGGGGCGTGGGCGGCGACGCTGAACGATCCGGCGCGGGTGCTCGCGTCGTTCCCCCGGCTCGCGCATGACATTCAGGTCGCCCTCGGCGAGCAGCTACTCAAGAGCTTCGGGCCGCTGATCGTCTCCATCGGCGGGGTGGCGCGCGGCCTGAAAGACGCGCTCGTGCCGGGCGGCGCGCTCGGTCCCGTGCTCGCCGCGATCGGCACCGCGTCGGCCAAGATCCTCGCCCCGTTCACCCAGGTCATTAACCTGTCAGCTCAGTGGATGGCGACGCTCAAGCCCGGCCAGCTCAAGGGGATGACCGACGCCATCGGCAAGTTTGCGCCCGAGATCGCCTCAATCGGAACGGCGCTCGGCGCGTTCGCCGGGGGCCAGTACCTCACCAAGATCCCGCTTATCGGCGAGATGTTCGGCGGGCTCGGCGGCCCGATCGGCGTCGTCGTCACCGGCCTTACCACGCTCGCGCTGACCAGCCCCCAAGCGCGGCAGGCGCTCGGGCAGCTCGCCGCCACCATCGGCGGCGCAGTCGTGCCCGTGATGAAAATGATCATGCCCGCAGTCGGTCAGCTCGGCCAGGCGCTCGCCGTGCTGCTCGCCGCCGGGCTCCGCGCCGTGCTGCCGCTGGTGCCCGCGCTGACCGTGGTCCTGCTCGCCGCGCTTCATGTCGTGCTGCCGCTGACACCCGCGATCACCGCGCTTGCCAACATCCTCGCCGCGCTGCTGCCGTACGTCGTGCCGCTCGTCGCCGCCTGGTACGCGTGGACGCTCGCGCTGAAGGCGTACGAGGCCGCGCTCGTCGTGACCCGCGTCGCCATGTTCGCGATCCGCAACGCCACCCTGATATGGACCGCCGCGCAAGAGGCCCTCAACGTCGTCCTCGCCGCCAACCCGATCGGTATCGTCGTCGTCGCCCTCGCCGCGCTGGCCGGGGCCATCTACATCGCGTGGACCCGCAGCGCGACCTTCCGAAACATCGTCATCGGCACCTGGCAGGCGATCCGGTCGGTAGTAACGCCGATCATCACCGGGATCTCGCACGCCATCGAGTTCGCCGCGTCGCACTGGCAGAGCATCTTGCGCACGACCATGACTGTGCTGCTCGCGATCGCGACCGGCGGCATGTCGCTCGTCGCGTCGACGATCTCGAAACACTGGTCGCAGATCGTCGGCGCGGCCCAGCACGCCGCCGGGGCGATCCTGAACGCCATACGCGGCGGGCTGTCCTCGATGCTCGGCTCGGCGTCCAACCTGCTCGGTCAGCTCGGCGCGCGGTTCGCCGGGGCCTGGCACAACATCACCAGCGCCGCCGCCAACGCCGGAGGCGCGATCGTCGGCGGGCTCAAGTCCGGCATCCTCGGCGCGATCTCGGGAATCGGCGGCTGGGTAAAGGGCGCGATCGTCGACCCGATCATCGGGGCCGTCAAATCGTTCTTCGGCATCGGCTCCCCGGCCACGGTGATGATCCCGATCGGGATCAACCTGATACGCGGCCTGATCGTCGGCATGCTGCGCGCCAACCTGCCGCACCTGATCGGCCAGGTGTTCGGCGGGTTCCCGCAGGCCCTCGCCGCGCTGCTGCGGCGCGGCGTCGTCGCCGTGTCCGCGCTGCCCGCCAAGGCCCTCAGCGCCGTCAAGGCCCTCGGCGGCTCGGCGGCGCACCTGGTGACGGGCGCGCTGCGGAAGATCGGCGGGGTGCTCGGATTCGCCGGGGGCGGCATCATCCCCGAGCCCGTGACCGGATTCGGACACCGGACCGGCACCGTGTACCAGTTCGCCGAGCGCGGCCCCGAGCTGGTCTCACCGCTGACCGGCAGCCCCGCCCAGATGGCCGGGCTCGGCAGGACGCCGACCGTGATCAACGTCTACCCGCAGCCCGGCCAGGACGAGCGGACCATCGCCGCGATGGTCTCACGTGAACTCGCCTGGGCGGGCGCAGGGGGTGCGCAATGACGACGCCGTACGCGCTGACACGCGGCTACGACCAGCTATACGACCGGATCTATGGGCCGGACGCGTCGGCGGTCCCGCCGTCGACGCCGGGGCTGATCAGCGTCTACTGGGACGGCCTGGCGCTGAACACCGGCGACGACCCGGCGACGGGGCTGTGCAGCGTGATCGAGAACGTCGACGGCTGGCTCGACTCGCCGCCGCTGAACGGCCACGACGCCGAGCTAGTGCTCGCCGATGGCGCGGGATGGGGCGTCAAGACGCTGGGGCCGAGGACCATCACGCTATCCGGCGCGGCAGTCGGCCCGCGCGACCAGCTCGGACGGCTGCGCGACCAGCTCGCCGTACGCGCCGCCGGTAAGCAGCCCGCCGACCTGACCATCACTGACGCCGGGGCGCTCGACCGCGCGCTGACCGCCAGCGTTCGCGGGACCGACCAGTTCAAACTCACGTGGCTGAGCCGGTACGCCTACCGATGGCAAGCAACCATGCTCGCCGCCGACCCGGCGCTGTACGACGCCGAGTGGCAGCAGGCGGTCCTGTCGAACGGTTCCGGCGGCACGACCGGACGGCCTTACAAACGGATCTACACGTGGCAGTACGCCGCGAGCTACCTGCCGAACTCGCAGCTCCTCGTGAACGACGGCAACTGGCCGTCCCCCGTGTTCGCGCTCTATCAGGGCGACCTCGCGCAGTCCCAGCTATCCGACGATCAGGGCGGCGTGATCAACCTGGCCGCGATCACCGCCGGGCAGCAGATCCTCGTTTACACGGCGACGCTCGCCGCCGTCACGAGCGGCGGGCTATCGCGCGCGTCGTACGTGCTCGCCGGGTCGGTGCCGATGGTCCTCGCCGCCGAGTCGACGGCACGGTGGCACCTGTACGGCGCGGGCCTCGGCTCGGTCACGCTGGCATGGCGGTCAGCGTGGGTATGACCGTTACCGGCGAGCTGCTGCCCCGGCCCCTGGTCCCGGTGCCGGGCCTGTGGTCATTCTGGGCCGACCTGGTCATCGGTGCCGTCCCGCTGGGGCCGGTCGACGTGTCCGCGTTCACGTGCGCGTCGGTCCTGTCCGGGTTCGGCACCGGCAGCGTGACCGTCAGCCTGCCATGCGGGATCGACGAGGCGCGGCTACGCGCGTTGTGGTCCTGGCGGCTCTGGGCCTTCTACGGCGGGCTCCCGATCTGGTGCGGCGTGCCGACCGGCATCGCCGACACCGGCAGCACTCAGGTACAGCTCACGCTGACCGAGCTGCCCGGCTACCTGATCAAGCGGCAGTTCGACGTATCGCCGAGCAAGGTCTACACCCAGATCGAGCAGACCGTGATCGCCGCCGACCTCGCCGGGCCGGTCGGCGACGTGGGCGTGGCCCTGGTGACCAGCGCGGGCGGCGGGTTCCTGCGCGACCGCACATATGCCTACCTCGAAGACAACCGCGCCGCGCTGCTGACCAACCTGGCCGGGGTCCTCTCCGGTCCCGAGTTCAGAACCGAGTACGTGATGCCGCCGGGCGGCTCGCCGCAATGCACGCTGCGGATCGCGTACCCGCGCGTCGGGTCCAGCGCGGCCGGGCTCGCCGTGGCGATCCCCGGCGACGCGTTCGCCTACTCGGCGGCATGGGACGCCGACCAGCTCAGGACGCACACGTTCGCAGTCGGCCAGGCGGACCCCGCCGCCGCGCCCGGCACGCCCGCCCCGGTGTCCGTCGTCGACGCGCCGCAAGCCGATCTGCCCCGGCTCGACGCCGCCGACGACTGGACGGGCGTCACCGTGGCGTCGACGCTGAACGAGCGATCGGCGACGGCCAGCCAGCAGCAGGCCGCGCCCGCGCTCACGCTGACCGTGACGCCCTCCGAAGCGCTGCCGCCGCTGGGCACCTACCAAGTCGGCGACGACGTGACCGTGCGCGCCACGACGCCGCTGCTGCCCGGCGGTCTCACCGTGGCCGGACGGCTCACCCAGCTCAGTATCGACGCCGCCGCCGGGACCGCCGCGTGGACCGTGAACGTGCCGTCGCCGCCGCCGGTCGCCCGCGAGACGCTGCTCGGCCGTCTCGACCGTATCGACGCCAAGCTGCGCGGCGTGTTCCATGGCGGCCCGCTGACAATCCTGCCCTGATCGGAGGCACACACGATGACGACGCCAAGCGGGAAACTGGCCTGGGGACAGGCCGCAACTTACGATGCCGTCGACGACCGCCGGGTGATCGCCGCCGTCACCCGTAACCGCACCGGGCTGACCGCCTTGCCGACGATCACCGCGCTATCGGGGCTCAACCTCCAGGTCTCGGCCGGGTGGCTCGGGGTCGTCTCGTGTGGCGACGGCACGAGCGCCGTCGTCGGCTCGGCGCTCGACCTGACCGTGACCGGGACCGCCGGACCGGCCACCGGCACCCGTACCGACGTGATCTGGGTCGACGTTCAGCCGGACAGCGGCACCTGGTCTGTGTCGGTCATTGCGCAGTCGGCGACCTCGGGGCGTACGGGGCTGCTGCTCGCGACGCTGACCGTTCCGGCTAACGCGACGCTGGCCTCTCAGATGACGATCGTTCCGGCCGACCCGCTGCTAGAGCGGCGGCTGCTGACGCTCGACGCCGCATCGAATACGGCCACGTTCAACGCGACCACGTGGGCGACCGCGACGGGCAGCTCGCTCGACTCCAAGGCCGTGCTCATGACGCCGGGCAACTGGTACCGGGTCCGCTACAGCTCCACGGCCACGCAGCTCGTATCCGGGCCGTCCGGCGCGCTGTACGTCGAGGGCCGCATCGGCATCGGGTACCGCACCCAGGGCCAGCCCGCGTCGAGCGCCGCGCTACAGCGCACCGCCGCGATCCCGTGGGTGCAGACCGGCCTGTCATATCCGGCTGAAATAACCTACGTGTTCCGCCACGCGCCTACCGACGTGCTGCTCTACCGGGTGTTCACCGGCCGTATCTGGTCGACGCTCGGCAACTCGTCGTACAAGGCCGGCAACCCGACCGGCGATCCGGGCAACCTCCAGACCCTCACGGTTGAGGACATGGGGTCATGACGACGCCGACCTCGGGACTGCTGCGCTGGGGACAGGCGGGCCGCTACTCGGCGTGGGATGACCGGCAGGTGATCACCGCGCTATCGGGCGGCAACACCGGCATCGTGACCTCGGCCCTGCTCAGCGCGGGGCAGGGTCTCGCCGTGATCATCGACGCCGGGTGGCTCGCCGTCGCCGACTGCGGCGACGGGACTAACGCCGTGCTGACCTCCAGCACGGCTATGCAGGTCGACGCCGCACCGGGCGGCGCGGCGGCGCGTACCGACGAACTGCGCGCCGAGATCACCGATCCCGATTCCGGCCTGTTCACCGTGTCGGTACTGCCCGCCGGGGCGAGCACGAGCGGAATCCTGCTCGGCCACATCGGCGTCCCGGTGAACGCGACCAACTCGTCCCAGTTGACGCTGACACCGGCCCCGCCGAGCTACAGCGTCGGCGGCGGCGGCGGCACCGGACCGCAGGGACCGCCCGGACCGGCCGGACCGCAGGGACCCGCGGGACCCACGGGCGCGACCGGCGCGACCGGGACCGCCGGGGCGACTGGACCGGCCGGACCGCAGGGACCGAAGGGCGACACCGGGGCGCAGGGCGCGACCGGCACGACGGGCGCGCAGGGGCCGATCGGCAACACCGGGGCGCAGGGACCGAAGGGCGACCCCGGCGCGACGGGCACGACGGGCGCGCAGGGGCCGATCGGCAACACCGGACCGCAGGGACCGGCCGGACCGACCGGCGCGACCGGACCGCAGGGACCGGCGGGCGGCACCGCCGAGGGCTGGCACAACGTCACCCCGCCCTCTGGCTGGTCGGGGGTCTGCCGGTATAAGTCGCTGGCCGGGCCGCTCGACGGATGGGGGGTCGTTGACTTCCAGCTCAGCAGCGCGGCCACCAGCGGCAACGTGAACGTGATCACGTCCGTGCCCGCCGGGTACTACCCGACCTCGACCAGGGACTACCCGCTGGCGATCACCTCGAATACCGCGCCGGGCAACTCCAACCAGCGGTGCAGCATCAACGCCTCGGGCAACTTCTGCACGACGTTCGCGCTCCCGGCCAGCACGACCGGAATCAAGGCCACCGTCTTCTACCCGCTCGACTAACAACAGGGGGATGATGGACCCATGCCCATGCCGAGATTCCGACGACGGCCAGACCAGCCCGACATGCGCCGGCGGCTGGTAGGCGACGGCGACGAGTACACCGACGACGAGCTGCAACGCGACGAGATCGAGCTAGAGCACGCCGAGCGCCGCCCCGAGCCGCCCGTCGAGGTCCAGGGCGAGCCGTGGGGATGGACCAAGCCCGGACCCCGGCCGAAGGGCTGGCGGGAGGACGGCCGGTACGGCGAGGACCGCGACGGCCCCGGCCCGCTCGACGGCAGGTGGCCCGAATGAGCCTCGTTAGAGTCTGGACCCCGACCGGCAACAATTCCGATGGCGGCAAAAAGCGGCTGATCGTCCTTCACACGATGGAGGGGTTCACCGGCCCGAACGGGGCGCAGGACTGCGCGCGGTACTTCCAAGGCGACGTAGGCGCTAGCTCGCAGGTCTGTATCGACAACTACCATCCCGGCAAGCTGTGGGAGGGCGTCAGCCGTCACGACGCCTCGTGGACGCAATGCGCCTACAACGGGGTAGCGGTGTCGGGCGAGCAGGCCGGATACGCGTCCTGGTCGCGCGGCTACTGGCTCAACGAGCAGAGCACGCTCTTGCACGTAACCGCCCAGTGGATCGCCGAGGAATCGCGGGCGCTCGGCATTCCCATCCGGGCGCTGACCAGTTCTGAGGCGCAGGGCGGCGCGGCCGGGGTCACCTATCACAGCCACCTCGATTACGACGGATGCGGACATGCCGACCCCGGCGACGGCTACCCGCTCGACGAGGTAATCAAGTGGGCGCTCGGCGGCGGCACCCAGCCAGCGCCCGAGCCTGACCCGTTCGATCTGGAGGACCAGATGCCCGAGCTGTATCAAGGCGAGCGAACCTACATGGCGTCGTTTGGGCGCGGCGCTTACAAGTGGGTCGCGTTTTTCTGCGACGACGGCGTGATGGGCTGGCCGCCGCAGACGATCCGCGTCGCCGCGCACCAGTCCGGCGGCGGCTACCAGGTGAGCACCCTCACCGTGTCGAACGACAACCAGAAGGCGACCGCCGACCTCGGCGACGCGTGCGACGGCTTTTCAGTGCACCGCACCAGCCCCGACGCCGAGACATGGGCGCCTGTCGGGTTCAATCTCGGCAAGTAGCGTGGTCCGGGTGCAGCTCGGCGGCGACGCCGCCGCGCACGTGCCGCCGTGGGTCGTGACGCTCGTGCTCGTCGGCTGGGCTCTCCTCGAGCTAGCCGTCGTCGCGTACGTGCTCGTGCTCGCCGCCGCCGCCGCGAGCTGACCCGGCTAACTCGATAAGCCGCGCGGCGGCGGGTCCCGCGGGTTAGCCTGTGATCTGTCATAGCGTGCACACCCAAGGCCCCCGGACCCTCCCCCCCCCGGTCC